CCATGGCCCGCTTCTGAATCTCCATCTCGGCGAACGCATCGACGTCGTCCACCTCGGCGGCCGGCGAGTTGGTGCGTAGGAATCCGGCGAAATCCGCCGCCGTCTCCGCAGCCGCACAGACCGCCTCTGTGTACCGACGCAGCTGGCCGAACAGCTTCAGCGCCGGCGCCACCTCAGACACGCCGCGATGCTGGCCGGCACGTTGCGCCCGGAACCAATGCACCATCTGCGATGCCGGCACCCGCTGAAACTCGAACGTGTTGACGCGATAGTTGGCGCCTGGGTGGTAGTTCAGCACCTGATAGGCAATGACGTTGCCGATGGAGTCGAACTCCAGGCCGTCGACCGTGCTGCCGTCAGGCGTCACCGTCTGCGACATCAGCTCCGTCGGCGTGGCGACCATCTCGGCCTCGATCAGCCGTAAGTCGAGCTGCACGCCCGGCATCCGTGGATTTGAGATCATCAGGGCGAATGCTTCGCCGTCGATGGTCTTGGCATCCGCCATCGTCCGCAGCTTGCCGGGCAGGTCGATGGACCACGACCAGTCAAACAGCAGCCGCTCCACCTGGCGGTCGACGTCTGGAGAACCGGTGTCGAGTTGCAGCCGTGGACCGGTGCCGACGATGTCGTTCGACCGCGTCTCCACGATCCCGGCGAGGTAGGAGTTGTTCGCCCGCTCATACCGAGCACGGTTGCGGATCTGCCGGCGCACCATCGGCGAGAGCGCCGTATCCGCAGCAAACGCATCGGCGTTCGCCCAGTGCTTGCGGTCGTCGCCCTCACTAGCGGCGTCGTACCGGGCACGCACGCGCATCGGCACAGCCACAGGCTGTAGCTGCCGCTTACCGCGAAAGAGTGTGCCGAACAGGCCCATCAGGATCCGCCACCCGGAGGAATCAACCGGTTGAACCGCAGTCCACGGTTCTTCCTGGTCGACGTCTGCGAGACGGCAGACTTGCCCGACAGGTACTTGTCGGCCTCGATCATGTCTCCGATGTCCTGCGCCTCGACCTCGCCCGCGTCCGTGCGGACACGTTTCGGGCCTTGCGCAACCTCGGAGATCTTGTCCCGCAGTTCGTCGCTCATTGGGACGAAACTACGGGCGAGTCACGGCAGACGAGAGGGGGTATGGCGTCAGACTGCGACCCAGTCGCCGCCACGTCGCTCGTACACCACAGGCGTCAGCCCCAGACGGCGAGCGATGGCGGCTGTCGGCTCTGAGAACACCGCAACAGGCGCCACGCGGTCAATAACGCCAGACGCCACGAGCATGGACGCCAGCGTGAACGCCTTCCCCTCGCGACGGTGCCGCTCGTCAACAAACATTTCGAGCGTCTGCTGGTCACGCCAGACGTGAGAACACGCCCACCCAATCAAGCAGCCGTCCTTGCGCCAAACGGCCACCGGCGTGGAGCTGGAGCCCTCACCACGCAGGCACGACAAAACTTCAAGCTGCCACTCGCTCTCAGGCTTTGTCAGACGCCACACGATTCCGACTGCGTCGCGCGGCTCCAATCCGTCGACGGTCGTCAAGACGATGTCATTCATGCTCCGAGCCTTTTTACTTGGATGATCTTTCGGCCGTTGGCAGCCTTTGGAATTGAGATCTTTCGCCGCTGTCGCCCGCCGGCCTCGGTAGCAGTCGGCTGCACGCCGGCAACGCTCGCAGCCACCGCCGCACCGACAAGGCCGTCTAGCCAGTGGTTTTCCTTGCCCGCCGACTTCCACTCGTCGACCACTCGCCCACGTGCCTCGGTCCTCACAGGGAACTCGCTCGTCAGATGCTGCAGCAGCAACTCGTGGTCGCCCTGGTGCAGCGTGATCGTCTCCGGCGCTCCGACGCCCATGCGAAGCCGAGCCGCCACGAACGACTTCCAGAAGTTCGTGTCATACCGGACGCTGCGCTGACCAGCGGACATCTGGCTGATGCGCCAGTTCAGGCCGATGCGGTCGCCACGCGCCGCCTTCTCCGCCAGTGGCGCGGACGACGCCCCAACGCCGACGCCGTGCGACGGGTATATCGACGCAGCGAAAGGCGACTGCCGGCAGAACGTCCGTACTGTGGTCGTGGACCGCCCCCAGTTGGCATCAACGAGCAGACGGTCGATACGTACGGCGGCGCCGTCCTCACGTTTCCAATCACGCCCGAGGAGCAGTTCGACGGTCTTGTCGAGCCCGGCCCGCAGCGCAGCCTCGAAACCCTGCTTGCTGGCGTTGGCCAACGTCTTCTTCGCACTCGACGCCTCAAACACGCTCGCCGCTTGGTCTGGGTAGGTGCCGTAGGCCACGACGTGCCCACCGAACGATTCGCCCCACGAGCAGACCAGCCAGTACAGGAGACGCTCTTGGACGTCGACAAACGCCGTCAGGGTGTTGTGCCCCAGCGGCACCACGCCACGAGGCAGAGGGACAACCTTGGTCGCCAGATGCTTGCGGTCGAGCTTCTCAGCCGAGATGTCGTCGGCGAGCGGCTGATTCTGGTACTCGGCGAAAAACGCCGCCTCTCCACGGTCGATGCGGAGATTCCAGGCATGGTGGATCGCCGACAGTTCGTCCTCGTGCTTCCGCTCCGGCCACGCCACGCGCGAGCCGGCGTCCATTGCCGCCTGCCGCTCGCGGTAGAACTCGTCGGCCGCTTCCGTCCCTTCGCCGCTACGCTGGCCCTGCCTGCGGATCTCGGCGTATTGCCCCCACAAGTCCTCGTCGGTCGGCCACTCGTAGACCAGCTGCGACCGCTCGCCCTGCCACGCCGGATGCTTCGTCCTGTCGAGCAGCCTGTCGGCCAGGTCGTCAGGGCGGATAACCGTGATCGTACAGAGCCCCGACATCCGCACGCCCGGACCGCCGAGCCCGAGGATGGCCCCAGACAACACACGCTCGCGTGTTGCGACCTGCGAAGGGCTGGCCGCACTTTCGTCTGTCTGCGGGTCATCGCACAGCACGAGCGACGGACGGACGGTGACGCCATCCGGCCGGGTGTGCTTGACGCCTCGGATGCGTCCCGTGATGCCGGCGACGCGAACAGCCGCACCGGCGCACGGTGCCCCCTTGATCCATGGCAGCGTGATCTTGTCCGCGAGCCACTCCATGTGCGTCGGCTCCCCGCCGCACGTCTGCCCGCGAGCTCGAGCGGAGATGCCCTCCAGGGCACGGATAGGCCAGCACGCTGCCGGGAAGTCCTCGGCTAGCAGGTCGTTCTGCTCCAGGTGGCTTTTGATGGAGTCCAACATCCCGCCCGCAATGGCGGCATCGGCGCCGACCAACATGACGAACGGACGATGTCCGTAAAGCATGGCCCAGAGACATGCCCACTCGCATAGCGTCGATTTGCCCGAGCCGCGAGGCATGGCGAAGGCGAACAACTCGCCGGCCAGCACGGCACGCTGAATCTTGTCGATGGCACGCAGATGGTCGGGCGACCAGGCCAGGGGGAACGACTCTGCACCGTAGGTTTCGCAGAAACTCCGGAAGTCCTCTCGGCACGCCTTGTGACGCTTGGCGTCGGCAACTGGCGGGATCTCGCCGATGTCGCGGCCGGCCGCGGAGGTGCGACGGTTCCACGAGGCCGACTGCGTCTTCCGGGCCTGGTAGGTCGACTGCTCGGATGGCTTGGCCTTGCGGCCCATAGGCACCGCTCACGATCTACATATTTCTGGCGGATCCCTGAGCCTGGGAGGGGTGCCCATCGCCAGGAGTACCTTTGCATTTTGCAACACTGCCACGGTGGCAGTCGGCGCCGCATTTTGCGGCACTTTCACTGCACTCGCACCGTAGTTCGTGCCTCATCGCCCCACGACTTCTCCACGATCAATCGCCTGACATGCGTGTCGTCGAATACGTCCTTCAACGCATCAAGCACAGCCTTTGCCACGTTGTCGACATCCGGCCTCGGCAGCACAGGCGCAGTAGTCTTCGGCCCACGCTTTGTCATGTGCGATTTCGGGCGAACGAATACCGCATCGACGATCACCTCAACTGGTTCGCTGATTGGCGTGAGGCCGCACGCTAGAGCCTCACGCAGGATTGCATCACGGTAAGCGTGCACTGGGTGTTTCTTTGGCGTGTAGGCGTGTGCGAACTTGCCGCGTGTGGTGATTCGCGCCCGTGGCTGTGGGACTGGGTCTCCTGCCACGCTGAACGTGACCGGCTTCATACATGCACCACATTCACATGCCGAAACACAGTCCGCACAGCGAACCCCATATGGATCTCGTCACGCTCGTACACGTGCAGAGCGTGACCAGACTTGACGTGAAGCACCCCGGTGGACGTGGACACGGCCAATAGGTCGCCATCCAGCGGTCCACCGAGGCATTCCACGGCGTAGACCTCTTGCCGGTAGTCAGCAAGTTGTCGTTCGCGCTTGGTCATTCGTAGCGCACCACAGCAACCCAGCCGCGACGCAGCGGACACCAGGCCGTGCCGATCTCACGCACCACGCGGCGCCCCCAGAAACACGCATTGCGGCATGCAGCCTCAGGGCTGCTGCCAAAGCCCAACCCCTCGTATCCGCTGCCACGCCTGGTGCAGTGGCTGAACGTGCCGGTAGCCGCCAGGTGCTCAGCATGGGCCTGGGCACTGACGACGACGACAGTCGGCTGGCGCAGCGTGCATCGTCCGTTGATGCAAATCGTCTGAGCCGACGCGACGCTCGAGCAGGCAAGCAACAGGGCAGCGATAGCAAAACGCATGGCAATCCTCCGTGAGCCAGGCCGCGACGTGCGACCACATGCCAACACAGTAGAAAACGTGTCAAGCAAGCTCACCACGCAAACTGCTGACCGTAGAAACGCCCTGTTGAGTCATCTCGGACGTATTGCCGGATTTCGACTCTGGCGTGGTGCTCAACAGCCTCCGCTCTTCGTGCCCGGCATTCTGCGGCGCGTTGTTCAATCTCATCTGGCGTGGGATCGCTTATCTTTGGCTTGCAAATGCGACCTCGGCTTGGGAGTTGGTATTTTCTTTGCAGCGTGTAAATCGTTGATATTGGCACGCTGAAGTGGGCGGCGATGTCCTCAGTGGGAACATCGCCGACCCACATCCTCCACAACTCCGATAAGTCGATGTGGTAGTAGCGTTCTGTCATTGTCAGTCTGCCGCCAGTGGCATGATGACGCCGGTGTTATCGCCACACCGCAGGATGACCGCCGACTGTGCGTCAACGGCTTCGACTTCGACTTCAGGCTCGGCCTCGCTGTCGATGCCGTTCAGCCATTGCTGGACGAACAGCGGGTCTAGTTTCACAGTCGCCTTGTCGCCGGCTTCCACGACGTCGCAGGTGACGCTGCTTTCGCCTTTCTCGGCACTTTGCCCGTGAAGCCAGATGCCGTCGCCAGAAAACACGAACTGCACGCCCTTGCTTTCCTCGCTGGTCACGATGGCTGCGGCCCGCGTCGCCGCGAGCAGATCCGCACGGCTGACCGTCGTGGCCTTGGCGTCACGTTCCGGCAGCACGTCGCGCCACCGAGGGTAGCGACCGTCGATCAGACGAGCCGTGACGGTAGCGTTACCCACCGTAGCGACGATCTCGTTCTTGGTTGCCTCAATCTGCACGCTAGCATCACCAGCTGACGCAGCCAGCCGAGCGATGATTGCCATCGCACGAGCCGGGACGAGCGTCTGCGAATCGTCAACAGCCAAGTCGTGCTCGCAGTTCACGCACGACAGCCGGCGACCGTCCGTGGCGACGAACGTGACCACCTCGCCTTTAATTTCCACGAGAACGGCGCCGAGAGCGTAGCGGCTCGACTCGTCGTCAACGGCAAACACGACGCCTTTCACCGCACGGCAGAACTGATCGACCGGGAGCCGTGTAACGGGTTTCGCACCGTCCACGTTCCAGGCTGGATACTCGCCAGCGTCTTCCGTCGGTAGCGTCCACTCGCCCCTGCCAGCCTTGATGATGCACGACGAGTCGTCTGGCGTGATCGTGATCTCGTCGCCGGAAAAACTGCCGAGGATGGCGGAAAGACGATCCTTCGGCAGCAGGAAATTGACCCCAGGGGGGGCATTTTCCAACGTGACGTCGATACGGATATCTCCGTCACTCCCAGACAGTACCCCTCCCGATAGGAGCACGCTCTGGTAGATGGGCCGTGGCGACCGGCTCGGCACCGCCTGGCCTACGGCTGCGAGCGCCGCCTTGAGTTCCTGTGCCGGTAGGCTGATGCCACCAGCCCGCTTCTTTCGTTCCTTCGTTGCTGTCGTCATGTCTGGAATCCTTTCGCAGAGAAGTCCCCACCAAAATGCCCACCGTGAACGTCACGGCGTGCAGTACAGAGCCAATGCAGATGAGGGTGAATGTGGATGTCGTCATAGCCCCACCTCCGTCCTTTCGATAACGCTCGCCAGCCTGCAGCAGCGACCGAGAGTCACCTCTAGCGTTCTCGCTGCCGTCTCGAGTAGCAGCCGGTCGTCGTCTGACACGTCGTCGTCCCACGCACGATCCATGAGCGCCTGCACGACGTCAGACGGTGGCGGAAGGTGGATGTAGTTCATGCGGCACCTCCCGCGAGCGACTTGCCCAGAGGCGTCAGACGCAGCGTGCGGGCCTGGCCCTTCTCCCACTCGACCAGCCCCTTGCGTCGGAGCGATTGCAGGTGCGTGGTCGATGCAGCCTGGGGGCTGCGCCATCCGTAGTGGTGGCCGAGTTGCTTGTAGGTCGGAGCGTATCCGTGGGTGTCCGAAAAGCCGTCAATCCACTGGAGGATGTCCAGTTGTCGCGGCGTCAGAAGCGGTAAGTCAGTCGTTTTTGTCATTGGTTCACCTCCTCCGTGAGTTTGATTGACGCCGCAAGCGCGGCGACCTCGGCTGGTCGTCGGTATGGGGCCGGCTTCATGCCGGCGAACTCCTTGGCTTTTCGCTCGAGGGCTGCGCGTCTGGCCGAGTCGTCTCCGTCTGGTCTGCGCCCAGGCTCGCGGTTGGTGCCGCCACGGTCCTGGGAGCGTGTCAGCCACGACACCACGAAACGCCGCCAGTTGCTCTTGTGAGCCTTTGCGGGGTTCGCCCTGAGCCATGAGGTGGCTTTGGCGAGTTCTGCCGTTAAATCGCACGCAGGGTACGCCTGGCGCCATTCCTGCCGGTCAGCGTCAGTGATTCCCTGCCACCCTGCGTCAGCAGACCACGAGACTGCGTCGTGGGGCTGCGAGCGTTTCCGCCGCTTCGGCGGTTCGCTCGTAGCTACCTGCGCAGCAGGTGTATTTATCTTCTCTTCTCTTCTCTTCTCTTCTGGGCGTGACGTTTCGTGACGCGCCGTGACGCGCCCGGAATCCTTCCTCCGCTCACGGTATGCCCTCGCCCGGTCGGCGTCAGACTTAGGCTCGGCACGCAGTTTGTTTGGCGTGTTGTGCTCCGAAAAGTTCGGGAAAACAAGCCCTTTTTCGTCGTGCAAGGCTACCCAGCCAACCTCCAGCATCGCCTCCCCAAACCCCGGCACACCGACGATGTCGTCAATGTCGGAAAGCTCCATGTATGGCACATGGCAGTCCTCGCCAAGAACGTCATTTAGGGCAAACCAAAGCTCTGTGAGCGCACACGCCGTGACGCGCGTCACGTTTTCGAACGTGACGATCTCCGTGACGTTCGTGACGCAAGCGTGACGCACGGGGTCGGCCCACCAGTTCATGAACTCCCTAGAGCCAGACAGGTGACGGGCGACCGCGACGGTCTTGGGCCACTGCCTCATGCCTCGTCGGATCTTGATCCAATCAACGGCCACAGCGTCTCTCCTGCATGATGCCGCGTTGCTTCAGCCAGTCCCGTTGAAACTCCTTGAACTTCATGAACCCCACCATGCCTAGCGCCTGGATGTAGGCCGCGTACGCGATCAGGCACTGCTCGTACTCGGCGTCGTCGTCCGTGCGGGTCTCCTCTTGGACACGCTTGCGCGTCATCTGCTCGCGACGCTCGCGCTCGCGGTGGTATTCGGATTTATGCGTTGGCATTGGGTGCGTCCTTGCACGTGGATAATTCCGCCCAGCCGCGTCGAAGCGGCACCGTGCCTATCACGAGGGCGGCGACGATCAGACTGCGGCCGGGATCTTGCCCTGCGCGTGGTACTTCAGATCGGTGGTCGTATCGCGACGCCACGCGTTCCATGCGTGAAGGCACTTCACGAACATTTCCCGAGGAGCCGCAAGCGCTCCTGCCTTGCGAGAAGTAGCGCCGCCACCGTAGTTGACGGCCTTCGTCAAAAGGAACTTGTTGAGCACGCGGTCCGGTGTCCTTGGAGTGACGCCAGTTCCATCGCGGACCGCAAGCCAAAACTCATTTGCGTCTCGCCTGCTCTTGCTCCATGTCGCGTGCATCGCGGCGACAACTGGGCCACGCCACAGGTGCTGCGTCGCATCGTTGCGAGCGGCCAGCACTTCGTGAACCCAATGAATGAACTGCTTGTTGACATCGTCCAGCAGGCACTCTGCTCGTTCCGCAGCAGGCTTGCGAAAATACTCCTCCCGGTGGATTGAGTAGGAGATCGCCGTGACGCAGAGATTGATGACCTTTGACGGCAGCTCACACAATTCAGGATCTACAGCAGCAAAGGCACGGTTGATGTCATTCGCGGTTCGCAGTTGCGTCCGACTGTCGAACGTCGCATAAAGCCTTGCAACGTCGTCGAGATCGTCGCAGTGGTAGTGCTCGATCGTTGCGTGGATCGGCTGCGGAAGTTGCTCGTACTCGGCAAACAAGTTGCTCGTGTGCTTTCCGTTCACCCGGTACGTTGCCTGCGTCTGATTGCAGTGAACCGTCGCCCACTGCACTGGACGAAAAAGGCCAGCGGCCAGCATCTTCCGGTAAGCCTCAATCCGCTTCGGATTGAGCGGCCTGTCGTGAGGAACCGGGTCCATGTCCCGAAACTTCATTGCCAGCGACTGCGTGACCTTCTCAGTCTTCGGCGTTCCAACCAGTTCATAAGCCATCTCTCGTCTCCTTCGTTTCGATTCCATTCCCTGCACATGCCGCCGCCCCTAGCGAGGCTTGTCACGGCGTGTTCGTTACGCCACCCTCCATTCCCGTTCCCCTCGCCCGCTGGCGCTGGTCACGAGCCGCCCCGTCTCAACGATCCTGCCAGACTTGGCAAGCTCCGTGAGCCGCTTGTTGACTTGGTGCCCGTTGAGCCCACATCGAGCCGCGATGCCTGACGCACCTGCCGGCCCGTGCGACAGCGCCTCGAGGATCGCCGCGTGGTGCTCGCCCTGGAACGTCCTGACGCTTGCGGCTGCGGCCTTGCTCGTCACCGGATCGGTGCGGCGAAACAGCGGCAGCGTGTCTTCGATGTCTGGCGTCATGTAGTGGGGTCTGTTCATCCGTGATCACTCCTGTCGTCCGTGTATTGGCCCCGTCTCGTGGGGCATCCGGCTGCGTTACCTGTGGAGTCAAGCCGCAGCTGCGGCAGTTACTCGCCACCCATCCGCTGGGCGGCCAATGGTGCCGTGAAACGCAGCACCTGCGGCCATGGCGGGCCGGTCGCAAAGTGTCAAAACGTGTCGCCGTACCTCGCTCGCAGGTCGTTTTCATATTGGTCCTCGCAGCCAAGCCGTCGTGCAGCTGCGTCTAGTCCTGGCACCGCCGGCACGGTAGGCATGGCGGCTTTGGCATTCGCCAGCATGTACTCCTCACGCTCGCGGATAGCCTCAATCTCCTCTGCCGCTAGTTGGTTCCGCTCGACCTCGCGCAACAGCGCCCAGTGGGCGATGTCTCCACGAGACGGGCTGGCGATTCGGTAGCGTCGCTGCCTCACGCCTGCACCTCTTGCTCGGACCCGATGAGGATCTCGGCCTTGGTGACAGCAAGTGACACCAGGTCGTCATGCTGCTCCTGGGTGAACGTGCCGTCCTCGAGCCGCTTTGAAATCAGCGTCCGCACCTTGTCCAGAGCGTCGAGCGTGCTTGCGTCGCTGATAGCGATGCGAGCCTTGCCAACCGGGTCGGTGATGGGCGGGGGTGGGGAGCGTTTTTCTTGCAGGACGACCTTGGTCGGCCGCTCGTCGTCAAACTTGGGACGCACCACGACGGGCTCCCTGACGGGCTCAGTCGGCGCGGCAGGCGTCGGGTAGTCCTGGGCCTCCTCGGCCGTGACGAGCCCCTTCAGAACGTCAGGGAAGGCGTCACGGAGGGCGAAGCCTCTAGCCCGCATCTGAAGCATGCGGCGCGGATACTGGGACCACGGCCCGCTCTTGCCCCACAAGCTGGCTTTCTTGGCGTCTGCCACCGTGAAACGCACCACTGTGGGCTGCGGGTAGCCACGCCGTTTGGCGGTGCAGACGGCAACCATCTGCTCGCCGTCACCTTCGATGCTCTCGGTCACGTACTCGCAGACGGGGCTCGCCTTGCACACCGCCAGGGCGGCGTCGCCGTAGACCGCCGGCCTGCCGTTTACGACGGCAATCGACTGCAGGCTTTGCAGCGGAGCCAATCCAATCTCGGCGCCGCATTGAATCGCCAGCATGCAGCTCGCCGGCTTGCCCCTGAAGTCCTTCGGGGCGAAGTCGCTGCTAGCCACCATCTCGCCGAACTTCATGGCGTCGGCTACCGACTGAAGCGCCAGCCCTCGCGGCTGCGTCTGCGTTGAAATTTCCGTACTCATGTCGCGTCCTTTCGTGTCTAAAAATCCCGCTCTGCGTCCTGCTCGGCGGGTGAATCGTGCGTCCCTGCTACTGGGGCTCCGCCCCACTCCTTCCGCCGACTAGCTCCGCTGGGCGGCGGTCCTTTGAACGATCTAGTGCGTGATGTCTCTGACGCTTACCGCAAGCCAGGCACCGCTGGCCTCGACTACCAAGCGGTCGCCTTGGATCTGCTGGATGCGTCCGCTCCAGCACTTTCCGCCGCTCTTGCCGCTGACGAAGTCGCCCTCGGCGTAGACGCGACGGCTAGGCGTTTGCTCGTGCAGGGCAGAGGCAGCGGCGAGGTATTCGGCGTGGTGGGAGTCCATGTGTTTGTTCCTTTGTTCAGGTGTGAAGGGCGGGAAGATAAAAAAGGGGGGGGGGGGGGGCAAATCCTATGCCGTTTCGTTCGTGTTTTGAAGGGTTTTTAGAGCGTCAGGAAAATCTCTGTAGGCGTGTGACCCGCCATTAGTGGCGGCTCGGTGCGGTAATGTACGGCCGTCCATCGTGACGTCAATGTGGTGTACGGGGATTCCAGGGCGACCAACGGTGCGGTGTTCGTGGCGGTGCTGCTATCGGTAGATAGGCTACTGGGTATCGGTAGTTCGTCAAGAGAAGAATCGAGAGAGTGCGGAGACAACGAAATCGAGCGAGTGGGCCACTGTCTGGGCGATCTCGGAATCCGTGCCCAACTCTTGGCCGAGGCGAACGGCCACCAGCAGCTCGAGTGCCCTGCCCCAAGTCATCCGTGCTTTGCGTGCCATCTAGCCCTCCTTGGCTTTAGCGTCCTGTGCGTGAATCGCCACCCGTTTCGCAGCTGTCGGCAGGCCGGGCGGCTCCACCGTTTAGCGGTTGCCGAGCAACAGGTTCATCCGGTCCCGGTGCGGCTGCGATCTTGCGTAATGTCGCTCAGCGAGTTCACGGTCGCCTCGCTCGCTCGCAAGGTTGCCCATGTGCTGCCAATAGCTAGCGAGTCGCTCGGCATCGTGCAGGGCGCGACCTACACCAGAAACGGCGTATGCTTCTCCGACTACGCTCGTCCGGTCATCGACGCGGCAAACACTGTCAGAGCCAATGATTTCGTCAGCGACGGCAGAGGCTACTCGGGCGATACGAACAGTGCCACGATAGAGATACCAAGCGCCGACACAGCCGCGACACAGTTCCGCTCCGCGACTCATCTTCGCCAGCACAGTCCTGGATTGATTCAGCATCGTCGTATTCCTTGTGTCTTGTGGTCGTGTTGCCCGCCGGCCCAGTTGCCGGCGGGCGTGGTGATTTGTCAGACGACGCCCACATGCTCACGGGTGAACGTCACGCGGCGAACCGTGTCAGTCGCCTCACTCCAGACAAGCATGTGGATGGCGGCTAGAAGGCCGGCCTTGTCGCGGCGAAACTCTTCGGCGGCGATGGTCTTGGCGACTGCGAGCTGCGGGTACTTGTTGTTGGCGTTCATCGTTTCGTCTCCGGTTTGCGTGTCGTCAGGTCTCATGTGCCTGACGTGTGTACTGTAGGCTATCGGTATTTGGGCGTCAAGAGGGCCAGAAAAGATTTTTGTAGGTACGTTTCTGCGGGGGAAACGCTACTTCTTCCGATTCGCCTTCTTCCGCTTGGCGGCTGGGCGCTTGGCGAGGTGCTTTTTGGCGTTCGCCCTGGTCGTCAGGTTGTCCCTGGCCTCCTTGGCGGCCTTCACGGGGATGAGCCAGACACGCAGCCCGATCCGTCTCGAGCCAGGCAATTTGCCCTCCCGCAGGAGGGCGCGCACCCACCCGTCCGTGCAGCCCATGAAGTCAACGGCCTCGCTGACCGTGAGGTATTCGCCGCCGTCGATCTTTTCCGGTGCCATTGCGATCATCCCTTAGATACTACCGCTAACCAGCAGTCGGTCAAACCCAACCCACCGCCGTTGCCCGCCGCACTCGAAACCCTGTACACTACAACAACCCGCCAAAGCGGGCGATTGTTTTAGCGGATGGGGTGTAGCTTGAACATCTGTACACCTCCCGCTAGACTTCGCCTCCTTGGCACAACAAAGGAGACGAAAAATGACCCTTCGAGAACTGCTGGTGGACCGCGTGGCGCCGCTGAAGAACCTGTCGGATCGCTCGGTCAGCATGTACCTGAGCACCCTGGACCGATTCCGCGACTACCTGGGGCACGAGCCCACCGTTGACGACCTGACAGACCTGACCGCAGCCAAATTCATCCGCTGGCGTTCCAGCACCGTGCACGACAAAAAGCGTGGCCTGATCTCGCCAGCCAGTCTGGCCAAGGATTCTGCACACCTCAGGAGTCTGTGGACCTGGCTGGCGAAAAAGCGATGGAAGCGGTCGGACGGGGAGTTGATCGAGTTCCCTGATTACGCACGCCCTCGCGTCCCAAAGCCCGTGCCGAGGGCCTACAAGGCCGATGA